CATAAAGCAATTAAGTCACTCAATCAATTAAGAATGATTGAGGACTCTCTTGTCATCTATCGTTTGTCAAGAGCACCAGAGCGTAGAATTTTCTACATTGATGTTGGCAATCTCCCTAAGCAAAAAGCAGAACAATATCTGCGTGATGTTATGATGAGATATCGTAACAAATTAGTATATAATGCAGACACAGGAGAGATTCGTGATGACAAGAAATATATGGCTATGCTTGAGGACTTTTGGTTACCTAGACGAGAGGGAGGACGTGGTACTGAAATTACTACTCTTCCAGGAGGACAAAACCTCGGAGAAATTACCGACATTGAGTACTTTAAGAAAAAGTTATACAGATCACTCAATGTGCCGCCGTCTAGAATGGATGGTGAAGGTGGATTTAATCTCGGACGATCTTCAGAAATACTTAGGGACGAATTGAAGTTTACTAAATTTGTTGGTCGCTTGAGAAAGAGATTCTCCAACATGTTTAATGACATGCTTAAGACTCAGTTAATTCTAAAGAATGTAATTACTCCCGAAGATTGGGAAAGAATGAGTGAGCATATTCAGTATGATTTCCTTTATGATAATCATTTCTCAGAACTAAAAGATACTGAGTTGATGAACGAAAGACTTACAATGGTTCAAGCAGCAGAACCTTATATTGGTAAGTATTATTCCCAAGATTATTTAAGACGCAAGATTCTTCGTCAAACTGATATGGAAATTATCGAACAGGATAAATTGATTAAGAAAGAAATTGCAGCAGGAATTATTCCAGATCCTGCAACTATTGATCCTGCAACTGGATTACCTTTTGAAACTGGAGCAAGTACAGATTTAGGAAAACCTCAGATGGAACCTGAAGTTGATGGGTCTGCAACAGAGGCACCAGAATTACCCAAAGGTGGTGAGATATAAATAACCTATAGTCAATTATGAATTTAATAAAATGGATGAACTTTTAGATACTGTGATGGATGATGGATCACCTTCACAAATCAGTGATAAAATTAAAGATCTTTTGTTTGCAAAATCGGCAGAAAAAATTGATGCCTTTCGTCCCTATGTTGCCAATACTACATTTGGTGAGGATGAAGTAGAGACTGAGCAAGAAGAAGAATAAAAAATTTAATAAATAACTTATAAATGAACTACTTTAAGGATAATGGCACATAAACCAGTAGGAATAAGCTCTGCATTAGCAATTGCCAGTGGGTCATCTGCAAGAGGTTTAAATATTACTGCTCATCAATCCGACTGCTTGAGAGTTGTATCAAAAGGTGCAGGAGCTCACATTGCAATAGGAACTTTACCAACAGCAGCTGTAACCAATTATTATGTTCCTGCTGGAGAAGCAGAAGTTATTTCTATTGGAAAACCACAATCCAATAGAGTTACTGGTATTACTACAGGAGCAACAACAACTATTGATTTTGCTGAAGGAACCGGTTCACCATTTGGTGTAGGAGATGCAGTTTCTCTTACAGTAACTGGTCAAACAGCATACAATTTTACTCATAAAATTGTTGCTTCAGTCAACACAACTGCGGGTAGAGATGGTTATCACGGAACAAGAATTGTAGTAAATCATAATTCATCTTCCTCTAATCCTGCTGCACTTACTGATACATCATATGCAGAACTGAGAGGTTCATTCATGGTTGCTGCTATGGGTGATGGATCTGGAACAATTCATTATCAACAAGTACAATCAACAGGGGGTGCATCCTAATGAAACTAATCAGAGAAGAATTAGAATCTGTAGAATTTATCGTTGAGTCTAAAAACGGTAAAAAGTCAATGTATATTGAAGGTGTTTTCCTTCAGGGTAATATTAAAAACCGTAATGGTCGTATGTATCCCATGGAAACTCTCCGTAAGGAAGTTGGTAGATATAATGAGAACCATGTTCAGTCGGGTAGAGCACTTGGTGAACTTGGACATCCTGATGGCCCAACAGTTAACTTAGACAGAGTTTCTCATAAAATTGTTTCTCTAAAAGAGAGTGGTTCAAACTTTGTTGGTAAAGCAAAAATTTTAAATACTCCTATGGGTAAGATTGCATCTTCACTTATTGAAGAAGGTGTAAAACTTGGTGTTTCATCTCGCGGTATTGGTTCATTAAAGCAGACCCGTGAGGGTGTTAACATTGTCGGTGACGATTTTATGTTAGCAACTGCTGCTGATATTGTTGCTGATCCTTCTGCTCCCGATGCATTTGTTGAGGGAATTATGGAAGGTAAAGAGTGGGTTTGGGATGGTGGTATTCTTCGTGAGAAGTTTGCACAGAAAACATATGCACAAATTAATACTCTTGTCACCCAAAAACAATTGGATGAAAAGAAGTTAGATTTGTTTAATGATTTTTTGAATAATATATAAAATATTATAATTTATAAATAAATATAGATTTACAAAGGTCAATCGGAGAGTCAAAATGTCTCGTGGTAAGAATTTACAAGAAATGGAAGTAGGCACGGCGCAATCCAAAACTGCTGTCAATGCCGGTGCGAAACCTGCTGAAGCTATGGATACTTCTATCGCTGGTTCATACGAGGACCTCGGAGGTCCTACTCCAGAAAACTACAAAACCGATGATGATTCAGCAAAGCTGAAGACTCCCGGTGCAACCCTTAAGCAAGTTAAGGATGTAGTAACAAAAGGTGCTAAAGCAGCAGAACCCATGAAAGGTATGAAAGAAGAAGAGGAATCAACTGAAGAGACTATTGAGGAAACTCAAGAAGTCACTGACGAAGTTGTGGAAGAAGCAGTAGAAGAAATTGACATCGAAGAAGATGTTAATGCACTTCTTGGCGGTGAAGAACTTTCTGAAGAATTCAGAGAGAAGGCTAAAATGATTTTTGAGGCCGCACTTAAGTCCAAAGTTGCTCAAGTAACTGCAACCATCGAAGAGCAGCACGCTGCTAAACTCGCTGAAGAAGTTGCTGAAGCAAAAGAAGCACTCTCCGAGAGAGTAGATTCATACCTTGAGTATGTTTCTGACGAGTGGTTCCAAGAAAATTCTCTCGTAATTGAGCACGCGCTCAAGGCAGAAATGACCGAATCATTCCTTACCGGACTGAAGGGTCTATTTGAAGAACATTATGTATCAATCCCTGAAGATAAGTACGATGTCCTTGAGAGCATGGTAGAAAAACTTGATGACATGGAGACAAAACTCAACGAGCAAATTGATAAAAATATTTCCCTTAACAAGCGTCTCGCAGAGTCGGTTGCTGATGGTATCTTAGATCAAGTTTCTGAAGGACTTGCAGTCACTCAGAAAGAGAAGCTCGCCTCACTTTCCGAAAGTGTGGAGTTTGAAAGCGAAGAAACATATCGTGAAAAGTTGGAGACACTTAAGGAGTCATATTTCTCCGAAAAAGCAGTTTCTCCAGAATCTAACAAAGAAACCCTTTCTGAGGGTGTAGACAACGCAGCACCTGAGACTTACTCAAACTCGATGTCACGTTACCTGAGAACTTTGGGTTCAACTTTGCAAAGTTGAATTTCAATATAATTCAAACATAAACACTTAAACTAGGAAAAAAAGCAAATGTTCCAATCCGAACAGTTGCAGGAAAAGTGGGCACCTCTCCTCAATTATGAGGGTCTTGAAAAAATTTCAGATCCCCATAAGAGAGCTGTAACCGCAGTACTGCTAGAGAACCAAGAAAAATTCATGACCGAGCAGGTCGCCTTCGAGCAAGGTGGCATGATTGCGGAACAACCTACCAACGCTGTTGGTAATGGTGGATATACATCAGCAGGCGGTCAAACCGTTGCTGGTTTCGACCCCGTCCTGATCTCTTTGATCAGACGCTCAATGCCTAACCTGGTCGCATATGACCTCGCAGGTGTTCAACCAATGTCCGGTCCCACTGGACTCATCTTCGCAATGCGTTCGAAGTACACCTCGCAGGGTGGTACAGAGGCACTGTTCAACGAAGCAGACACCGCATTCGCAGGTCAGAACGAAGGATTCGACCTCACCAACGGCATGACTGATGTCGCTGCTGGTTTAGGTACTACCGCACAGTCCGGTAGCAACCCCGCAGTTCTTAACCCTGTTGGCTCAGCATCCTCTACGGGATATGATGTTGGTCAGGGTATGCGCACTGACGAAGCAGAAGATCTTGGCACCACTGGTGATGCCTTCAACGAGATGGCATTCTCGATCGAGAAAGTCACCGTTACTGCTAAGTCTAGAGCACTGAAAGCAGAGTACTCTTTAGAACTCGCACAAGACCTTAAGGCAATTCATGGTCTGAATGCTGAAGCGGAACTTGCCAACATTCTCTCTTCTGAGATCTTGGCTGAGATTAACCGTGAAGTCATCAGAACCGTCTATAAGGTTGCTGAGCAAGGTGCTGTTTCTAACACCGCTACTGCTGGTATCTTCGACCTGGACATCGACTCCAATGGTCGTTGGTCCGTTGAGAAGTTCAAAGGACTTCTATTCCAAATCGAGAGAGATGCGAACGCAATCGCACAAAGAACTCGTAGAGGAAAGGGCAACATGATTCTGTGTTCTGCAGATGTTGCTTCCGCACTCACCATGGCTGGAGTACTTGATTACACCCCAGCACTTAACGCCAACCTTCAGGTTGACGACACTGGTAACACCTTCGCTGGTGTTCTGCAAGGTAAGTATCGTGTATACATCGATCCTTATTCTGCAAA